TTATTCCTCCAGTTGATGAAGACTACGGCTGCGAATCTCTTTCAGCAGCTTGTCTACGACTTCGTTTACGTCCAGGCTTCCCAGGTCTTTGCCACGGCGGGTACGAACGGCAACTTTGCCGGCTTCGACCTCTTTGTCGCCGCACACCAACATGTAAGGGACTCGACGTAAAGTATGTTCGCGAATTTTAAAGCCAATCTTCTCATTTCTCAAGTCCGCTTTCACGCGAATACCTGCATCCTGCAGTTTTTTGGTCAATTGCTGGACGTAATCAGACTGGCTGTCGGTGATATTCATCACCACCACCTGCACCGGAGCGATCCAGGTCGGGTAGAACCCGGCGTATTCTTCGGTAAGGATACCGATGAAGCGTTCCATGGAGCCCAAAATGGCGCGGTGAATCATTACCGGCACGACGCGATCGTTGTTTTCGCCAACGTACGAGGCGCCCAAACGGCCCGGCAAGAAGAAATCGAGCTGCACGGTACCACATTGCCATGCGCGATCCAAACAATCATGCAGGGTAAATTCAATTTTCGGTCCGTAGAAGGCGCCCTCGCCCGGCTGGTACTCGAACGGAATGCCGTTCTCGGTCAGCGCGGCGGCCAGGTCTTCTTCCGCACGGGTCCACATGTCGTCGGTACCGATGCGTTTTTCCGGGCGAGTCGACAGCTTGACGGCGATCTTGTCGAAGCCGAAGGTGCCGTAAACGTCATAAACCATGCGAATGCATTCGTTCACTTCGGCGCGCACCTGCTCTTCGGTACAGAAGATGTGGGCGTCATCCTGCGTGAAGCCGCGCACGCGCATCAGACCGTGCAGGGAACCCGAAGGCTCGTTGCGGTGGCAGCTGCCGAATTCGCCCATGCGCAGCGGCAGATCGCGGTACGACTTCAGGCCCTGGTTGAAGATCTGCACGTGACCCGGGCAGTTCATCGGCTTGATGCAGTATTCGCGGTTTTCCGACGCGGTGGTGAACATGGCGTCTTTGTAGTTTTCCCAGTGGCCGGTTTTTTCCCACAGCACGCGGTCCATCATAAACGGACCTTTCACTTCCTGGTACTGGTACTCTTTGAGCTTCATGCGCACGAAGGCTTCCAGCTCGCGGAAGATAGTCCAACCGTCGTTGTGCCAGAACACCATGCCCGGCGCTTCTTCCTGCATGTGATACAGATCGAGCTGTTTGCCGATCTTGCGGTGATCGCGCTTGGCCGCCTCTTCCAGGCGTTGCAGGTAGGCGTTCAGCTGCTTCTTGTCTGCCCAGGCGGTACCGTAGATACGCTGCAGCATTTTGTTTTTGCTGTCACCGCGCCAGTAAGCGCCGGAGGTTTTCTGCAGCTTGAAATGGTGGCAGAAACGCATGTTCGGCACGTGCGGGCCGCGGCACATGTCGATGTATTCTTCGTGGTGATACAGGCCAGGACGATCGTCATGGCTGATGTTCTCATCCAGGATCGCCACTTTATAGATTTCGCCGCGCTCAGCGAAGGTGTCGCGGGCTTCTTGCCAGCTGACCTTCTTCTTGATGACGTCGTAATCCTTATCGGCCAACTCGTGCATCCGCTTTTCCAGCAGATCCAGGTCTTCCTGCGTCAGGGTGCGGTCGATATCCACGTCATAATAGAAACCGTTGTCGATAACAGGACCGATCGCCATTTTGGTATCCGGCCACAGCTGCTTGATCGCATGACCCAGCAGGTGCGCGCAGGAGTGGCGCATGATTTCCAGACCGTCTTCATCTTTGATGGTGATGATGGCCAGCTGCGCATCCGATTCGATCAGATCGCCGGCATCAACCAGTTCGCCGTTGACGCGACCGGCGATACAGGCTTTCGCCAGGCCAGGGCCGATATCGCGTGCGACATCCATCGGGGAAACGGGGTGATCGAAATGACGCTGACTACCGTCAGGAAGAGTAATAACAGGCATTAATAATTCCTTATCTACAGTGGTGACCCACACGACAGATCACATGAAGAAATACAATATTGTTTAAACACATGATGTTATCGACGCTATCCGGCTTTACCCTGCCAGATATGTACACTCATATGTACACAATTTGAAATGTACTATGTTGTTACGCCATAACGGGAAGGTGATTGTATCACCATGATAAGTGAAACGGCTAGGAACGAAGTGAACTACTATTACTGCTCACCCACCAGCGGAGCACAGCAATGGGCAGCATCACCATCGCCGGCCGGCAGATCTTCATACTCAATGAAAATGACAGATATCCAGAACCAACGATCAACAGCCCTCCCATGTTCGCCATTCGCGAAGACGAAGAAGGCCAACACTGGCTTTATGTTTGGCATAAAGGGCGATGGCCTCTTGTGTCAGATGTGCCGTATGATGATCAAGGTAAAGCCGTTGATGCGGCCATAGCGCTAAATTTCAGTGTGCTTTACAAGTTATAGGCGCTGCCAATTAAAGGATTTTATTGATTAATATTGATTAAATTAAGAATTTACCTATTGACTATTTTAAATTATTACAAAATTATACTTGATGTACCATGGTGATCTTGCGCGCATGATAAATATAAGCTATCTACTTATAAAATATCATATAAAATCAAATAGAGAACAATAATGCAAAAACAGAAGATGGGTGGCATATGCCTACTACAGGTAATATTGTGTGTTATGGTCGTGCTTATTCACACAAGACCATTTATAAGTTATCCTTCAGTTGACGCGATAACGTCAAATGGTATTTTTAGAATTGCCGTCCCTTTATTTTTCTTAATGAATGGATATTTTTTTAACTTCGAAAGGGTGCAAGTTGTTTCAAAAGTAAAGAAAACACTAGTGCTTTATATCTTCTTGTTAATGTTGTTTTCACCATTTTGGATAAACCTATCCACTCCTTACGGAACCATAAAGTCTATAATTTATAATGTCGTTATAGGGTGGCATCATTTGTGGTATTTGTCATCGCTAATCGTCGCATCCATAGTGATTTATATTATGAGAAGCAGGCTTGTATCTTTATTTATTTTATCGATAATATTGTTTATTGCATCCTATGCAGTTCAAAACGCATATTTACTGTTTGATGGTGCAATATTTGAAAAATTAAATCACAAGCCATTTGTTTATAGAAACGCATTTACATTTGCGATTCCATTCATGCTTATAGGGGTATACATAAGGAAAAGTGAGCACCTTAAAGTATCTCCATTGATGATTACGGCATCATTAATGTTAATGTTTGCAGAGGTAGCTACCTTTGCCTTAATAGAAAAAAAGTCAGGGATGGCGAGGGATTTGTATCTGACGCTTCTTTTTACTGCTCCTGTACTATTCCTATACTTCAAAAACCTTAGTCTATCGTTTGAAGAAAATGTTTCAGGTAGAGTTTACTTTTATCATCCTATTAGTGAGATGACATTCAAATCATCAGGATATGATGGCGGATTTATAATATCAATATCAACCATTGCCTTTGCTTTCCTGTTCGCAATAGTAATAGATAAGATGAAATCAAAAAGTATATTCTAAACACAGTTGCGTGGTCTGCTGGTTATTTATCAACAAGCAGACCGCGTTGTTTGCATTCAAGAATTATAATGTTTTAATTACTTAAATATTTTTTTAATGCACTTTATATCTTCCTTGGTTTCCCCGCTCACCCACCACCCATATTCTGCATGCACCCAGACAAAAAGATAAATTATGGATGAAATCAGTGCAGGGAAGAACTGTGCGGCAAACCCGCTAGCGATAGAGCATAGCGACAGGATGCCTAACGGCCTAATAATGTACTTCCAGTTAACTTTGCTCATTAATCATCCATATTTAGATTTTGACAATTAAAAATTGTAACACATCAGCAAGGATGTCGCCTCAAATTGACTCTAAAAAAGCCTGGATTTTTGCGGCCATCACGATGTGTCCAGCATCGTTTGGGTGTAGCCCGTCAGGCGCGGAGCCGCCCGGGTACGTGAAATAGTAGGTATTACCAGCTGGTATGTACACCGGCAAGTTGCTCTCGTGGTAAAGATCGAGGCACGGGATTGAGTAGTGCGCAGCATATCGTTGAATCAGCGCAGAAAGCTGTTCAAGCGTATAGCCGACGGCATTAGGTTCCGCGTTACTTCCCCAGTTTTCCAGTCGAGGTATCGGAGTGAAAACAGCAATCTTCTTCGAATAGAACTTTGTGATCAAGCCGAGCAAGCACGTATTGATGCAGCCAGAAATCGTCGCAGTACCGGTATCGAGGAAAGTGCCAAGCGGTTTCGAGTTATTCACTTGTCCCCAGTCATTCGTACCGAAAAATACCGTTATATAATCAGGTGTTTCAGTAATTGTATCCGCAACCCCTGAACGTCCATAGTAACCTGTACCGCTGATACCGTAGTTATAGACAGTCATCCCGCCTACATTATCTGAAACATAGTCGTGATAATTTTTATTCGTACGAAAATTTTTTTCAGTAAGACTATCTCCGATAGCAGCTAATGATTTTCCACGCAATACCGAGACTAATGTTTCGATTTCCTCCCTAGCAGTTTCATCGCATAGTGAAATCCCTGTTATTGCTCTGACATTTTTTGCAGGCCCTTTTATGGTCAATCCATTTCTAATGTCAAAAGAGCCATTAGGAATCACTAAATTAATAAATGCATATGCTGCTGAACTCCCAGATGGAACTGAAAACGACCTAGTTGCTCCTGTTCCTGACAGGGTTGCCAATCCTAGTGTTTGACCGGTTAGTTCATTATTTTCCTTTAGGGTTACCGCAAAGAAATCAGTATTAAAATTTGAAGCTGCGATCTCATATGTTGACCCTGGGGATACCTCAAAGAATGTTAGCATCGTACCTGACGCAGTTAAAATTTTACCAGAATCAACCCCTGTTGCTCTTACGTAGTACCCTGTTCTATTATTTGCCTCTATGTATAACTGCCCGCCAGTTCCATCAATAAGTGATAAACTATCCGGTATTAAGTTAGTCCTGGCATACTCATCAGAGACAGGAATTCCATCTATATAACTGATAAAATTAAACTGAACTGATACATTTTCTGATATGTCAAAATCGCCACTTGTTATTATTACGTTCATAAAGGCGAAATTCGCGGTACTTCCGTATGGAACTGTAAATTCACGTACATTTCCAGTGCCTGACAATGAAACAAGACCAAGAGTTTCTCCAGTTACCTGATCATCCGTCTTTAATGATATTGCAAAATAATCCGCCCTGAAGTCGTCTGAGTATACTTTATATGTCTGCCCAGCAGAAACAGGAAATCTAGTCAAAACGGTTGGGTTAATTGTTACAGCCATAATCTTGCCTGCATTAGATCCAGTCGCCACAACATAATAGTTTTTTATATTTGCTGATTGGGTATATAGGCGCACACCAAGGTATTGATACAGATCTGTCACCATTTTACTTTTTACAAATCCATACCCTAAAAATGTTGCAACTCCATTTATGTTCTTATACTGATCTGCAACAGTTTCCCCATTACTAGATAATACAAAGAAATATCCACCTTCAGGTATTTCTCCAGAAGCTATAGCAGCGGCAGCCTGCTCTTGAGTGTACGCTTTCCCAAGGGGGGATAAATTAGCTATCAACCCTGCATTAGTAAGATGGGTATTCCCCAGTCGATCAACATACGTTTCTTGTTCTGACGTTGCCCATTCATCCAGTTTTGCGCCTGCAAATACATGGTCTTGAATTTTTGTGCTTGGTACTGGATCTTGCGTAGGCGTAGGGACTGGGATGCCTAAATAGGTATTAGCCATTATGCTACCTCATGATTACTGGCGTATATATGCCTCAGAAATTAATCTGATAAATTTGTTTTTAACGGTTATTGGTATATCTGTTCTGAATACTCAGTAAGACTTAGTGTTTGCGTCTCGTCTCCATTTGGCTTGGCGCTGTCAACTCGCCAGATAGTAGAGTTCAGTTCCGAGTCTATTGCGATGAAATAACGACTAGCATTTTGCACGCTGACCCGATCATAAATGTTTAAGTCGAATGAGCCGGCTGCCGCCTGAAACGCCTTTGGATTGCCGATAACTGGATAGGCACGCCAACGGCCACGATAATCCCCGAGGTTGTCTGTCATCACCACCCACATATCACCCAAGCTGAAATCAATGCGTTCTGAAGTCGTGAAAACGTCGCCATTTCTGCCTGTGATATATCCGTTCTGTTGGGCGTTGTCGTACATGTCGGGGCACTGAACGACTGTTCCGCGAACCACCTGGGTGGACTCCAGCACTTTAACTGTCATCGTGACGCGAGAGAACAAGATTTTTCTCGCCTCAAGCCATGCCCTGTCGTATGCCTGAACGCTGTTGCTGCAGCCGTCCAAACTGACCTGCATCGCATTTACCGTAGCGTCTTCGACCTCGACAATACCGTTACCACCGATGCCGAGGTAGATATAGGCTTTCTTGTTCGTCAGCGGGTCGACATAGTCCAGCGTAATGCCGTCATATCCCCCAGGGAGTGACATTTGCCAGGCGATTTTATACTCGTCCCAGAACATGTTAGACCGAGCAAATACCGCATCAGGGTTATCAACTTTTTCGTCTCGCCAGAACGTCAGTACGTCGCCGATGTTATTCCCGTCCACGCGAGCCACATTGCAGATGGTCTGAATACGTTCTCCGAGCGACATCTTTTCATCCGAAAACGTGTAATCGAAGTAACCAAGCTGCGGATCTGGAAGCGAGTCAGCGATCGCATAAAGCGCCGCAACATCGATACCCGATACCGGCTGTTGTCCTACGACTACCCACTCGTGCAACACGGCATCGGCAAATGAGCGGCTCGGGCGGAGCGTGTAGTCAATCTGCCCTGTAGATCGGTCATAACTGATTGTGTGCCGATGAGCGAGCATGTTGTATTTCTGCTCTCGGTTGCTGTTGCTGTCATTGCTCCCCTTAATCGTCACTCGTGCGATTGTGTCGTTTGGGTAGACCACATTTTCACGGATATTCACCGCGTGAATCGCCATCAGCGTTACAACGTTAGCGTCATTGCTATTATCCAGGCGCTGGATAGTTACCGCATAGCGACCGCTGCCGGCCGCCGGCGTGAACTTATGCGTGGTACGAAAATATCTCGTCGTCACCTGGAAATCGTTGTCGAAGAAATAATCGTACTGTTCAGCTGTGCCGGGGATCTGGTTGTTATTGTCATCCACTTTCCAGAACCTGACGCGATAGCGCGTTGTGCCAGCCGTGGCGCCCAGTTGAACGAGCACATGCACCCAAACCTGAGATGAGGCAATGGGCGACACTGACGGGCCGATAACAAGCGGTGTTTGGTCGTTGAGGGTGAACATTGTGTTGTTTGTTATTGCGCTTCCCGGCAGTGATGTGATCTCCCCTGTCATTTCTGCGATGTAAAACGTCGTGTATGACTGAAGATCCTCGCCGATAAAGCTCTCAGACGAGATGATGTTTCCGCTGCCGGTAACGCTGCGCGTTACCATGTTCCCGCCCTCGCTCCATGTCGCATTGATAACAAAATTCACGGGGTGCGGGACGGCCAACGCCGCAAAATACGAGAAGTTATCATCGTTAGAGAGCACAGTCGCTTTAAGTTGATTGCTCTCGATTGCGACCTCAGTCGGCGAATTTGTCGTCGCCGTCTGTGCTGGGAAATCTTGTGATTCGTTCAGCCCGGGTACTGTTTCATTGTCGACATCATCAAACTGATATCCGACATCAATTCTCCCGATGCTAACGCCAGGGTCAAAAACCTGATAGCTGGCACCAGCCAGGCTACCGAGGTTCGATTCAGAATATCTTACAGACGAGATGGTGTACTTACCGAACCCAACTTCAAACCACTCTGTAAGATACTTATTGTTGTCAACGAACTCGAAAAGTGCTTCTTGAATGAGATCGGGGAAAACGCGACGCTGGCCGTAAACATTTGGCCGACCCTTGTAAAGTCTCGCACGGTTCGTCTGTCCTGTTAGATCGTTGTTGGGTGATTCCCCAGTTGCTACTGATACTGACGCGCTCGGTTTGTTTGATAGACCAAAAACCTTCAACGCACCGGACAGGATTTTTGTTACCGGGCGCAGTATTGATGTTACAAGCTTTCCAACGCCACCCTCAGGCTGATCGAACACCGCAACGACGTCGTCTCGGCGCAGCCTGTAGCCGATATCGAAATCATCCTCAATCTGGCGTCCGTTCAGCTTAATAACAACGTCGTTGTGCAAGTTTAACCCATCAAGCAGACTAATCAGCGTCGAGCCGGATTCGACGTCACCGCGCTGTTTTGGCGCGCCGGGCAGGCGCTGCAACTCATATCGAGGCATGTACCATATACTCCACTCGGCTATAAATTTTGAGAAGTGCCACGGGGCTATCGCTGCGCACAAAACCGAACTCGCCACGAGAATGCAGGCATTTAACAGGACTGGTCATGATGCCGATATGCGAAGGAGAGTCACCACGGTAAAAAACAGCAATACACCCTGCTGCGGCCACTGGCACCGTGCGCCAGTGATCGGCCTCCTGCTCATAGCATGTGATGAAATCAGCGCCGGACTCATAACCTGCGACATGATGCAGTTCCAGACCCAACACATGCCGATAATAGAGAACCACCAGCCCCCAGCAGTCCATGGCGTCAAAGCTGCAGGCGCGATTAGCCCACGGCTTGCCGTTAACAAGCCGGATAAATTCACTTTGCGTCATACAGTAATCAACCCTGGGTAGTCTTTCGTGGTGTAGATGATGGGATTTGCCAGTGTTAATGGGTTCGTCTTCCCTGAGTTGACGGTCACATTGCTGCCATCAGCAGAGATATCAGTGACAAACAGCGTCCAGTTTTTCATTGAGACGGCATCACCTATCGCGTTCCACTGCTGATACAAACAGTTAATAGGGGTCATCCGGCCAGCTCCGCGCCAGGCCTTCAGTGTCTGTCTGACGTGCTCCGATGCAGCTATGAATGTGATGGTCATTGATATGACAGCCGTCCCGTCTTGGGCTGGCTCTGTCACACTAAATCGCGCTGGCTCGAACTCATTACCCCCAAATGTCGCAGCTCTGAACAGATTGTTTACGACACGGTAATAGCCAAACGATGGGTGATAAAACTCCACCGTCTGTTTGATGTCGCTCGCCGGACGCCGCTCTTTCCACTCTCGCAATGTCGGCATTATGTTTTCTCCGGAATAATTTCAGTAACCAGCAGATCAAGCCAATATCCGTGGTTGAGCTGAGCACCGACGATCCAGTCGTCATAGTCCTCAGTGATGTCGTCAATCCCGTTGCTAATTACCGTCGCAGTCCATGTCACGACATTGCCGTTTTTGCTGGTTTGTACCGGCATGTTGACGAAATGCAGCGTCTGAAGCTGAACGCCCTGCGTGTCACCCAGATCGATAGGCATCTGGAACCAGTTGCGACCACGGTCGCAGTACGTCGGGGAGCGAAGCCATGACTTAAACCGCTCCGCCTGCTGCAGCGTGAAAATCCATTGGAGCGTCCATGTTGCTTTGATGTCTGTGGTGATTGGGGTAAATATCGCAGGGCCAACTGCAGGCTGCGTCGTCAGCCATCCCGTATCCTGCGTCAGGTTCTGGTCTGCGCGCTGCGGAAGCGGCAGTAAATCCGGGTATGAAACTGTTGCCACGTTTCCTCCGGGCATAAAAAAACCCGCCGGAGCGGGTGAAGTTTAAAGGCTGCCTGATGCCCTGCGATTTAGCCCGAAAGTTTGCTGCATCTGGGATGATACAGGCCCCCCTCGTTCCAGATCGGTTAGCAGCAGATCAACTACGACATTGCCATCCTGCATATAAGCATCAGTGTTCTGAACAGCAGCGCCTGATGACTGGTTGTTCACGTTTACCTGGACATTAAAACCGCCTCCACCATACATGTCCATATTGCTGATCACCTTGCCGTTGTCACCTGGGATCATGTACTGCTTTCCAGTACTCGCTTGGTAAATCTCTGGCTTGCCTCGCTCACCTACCTGATACATCGCGCCAGCGCTCACAGGGCCGCCATTATAACGCGCACCGGCCAAAGCTAGCCCACCAGCCAATCCAACGGTTGAGGTTATCCCTGCAGCCGCTGGAGCTGCGTTAGCGCCAAGAGTTGCCAGGGATGCCATTGCGGCCGCAGGTGCCCAGGCTGAAGCCGTTGTTGCAGCCATACCCACAGATGAAGCCACAGAGGCAGCGCCAAGCGTCTGGCCGAGGATGTAGTTTTTCAACGCCTCCACGCCCACCTGAACGATACTGTTTATCACACTGTTCAGAATGGTGTTGCCAAGTGACCGCATCGCCTCTTGTGCCGACATAGTGCCGGTAAGCAGCCCAGTAATAGCGTTTGAGGCATTACCAGAGAAAGCATCAACAGCGCTCGTCAGCATGTCGTAACCAAGGCTCTGCTGGCTCAACAGCTGCCACTGCGCCGCCGTCTGCTGCTCCTGGTATTGCTTCTCCTGGGCAGTGCGCAAAGCCAGGTACTGATCATCCGTGGCCTGTTTTGCCAAGATGAATTGGTCATAGCTGATTTTTCCCTGCTGGTAACTCTGCAGCAGTATCGCCTGCTCCTGCTGTTGATACTGCTGCATCAGCGCCAGCTTCTGAGCATTCTCATTCGCCAACTGCTGAACCGGATCAACTTCAGCACGTGCAGATGCGACAGGATTGACTACAGCCTGAGCGTTAATCTTCGCTAAGTTGTTCTGATGCTCCAGCGCCATTTTCTCGGTGGCGGTGTTGTACTCCTGAAGATCAATCTTCCCTGCCTCCAGCGCAGCTTTCAGGTTCTGCATGGATTCGGCATAGGATTTATTCTCTGCCTTCTCAGGCATAGCCTTGATCGCCTCAGTGACGCCTTTGGCTGCGGCGGCAGCATCCCATGCTTTGGCTGCATACTCCCCGGCCAGAGTAACCTGCGCTTGCGTCGCGCCTTTACCGAGTGATTGCTGCGCGGTCAGGATCGCCTGCTCTCGGCTGAGCTCACTTGTTGAGCCCGCCGCAAGTTCGGACTGCTGTTTCAGGTTAGCCAGCTTCTGGGCAACGCTTTCAGCTTGACTGGCTGACTTCTTGCCCTCCGCTATTCCCTCCTTGGTTGCCTGCTTTTGCTCCTGAATCGCCTTGGTTGCATCGAACTCTGCACCAGCCCTATCGCGTGCAAGCATGACGTCTTGCTCGCTACCACCGAGAGACCTGATATCCTTTTCAGCCTTGAGCTGAGCTCGCTTCCTATCGTTTAGTTCGCCCTGAATCTCAACCTGATCATTCAGCTTATCCAGATAATCCTGAACGTTTTTAGGCCGTTCAACGATGAGGCTTTGCGAGTTAAACTTTTCTTTAGCTCTACCCGCAAAGTTAATGGCATCACCAAGCTGACCAAATAGACCAGCAGTAACGCTTGCCTCCTGGCCATCTCGTTTCAAAAGGTCTATACCCTGCCTGAACTCGCCGTTCATCTGCGCTCGCAAGATCCCAGCCTTGCTAATTGTCTGGCTCAGTTTACTTTGCTCTGCCTCAACCTTGGCAGTTAATTGGATATGTTCGCTTTCTAACTCACTTACCTTTGATACAGCAGATGAATAAAAAAGGTGTCCCTCCGACAAACCAGCCACCGCGGCTTTAGCGCTTTGCAGCCTTGATGTTAGATCTGCCAAGCGAGCTTCGTTATTCTTGAGCTCTCCAGACTGGACGTTTATCGATTTGGCCGCCTTGTCTATCTCAGCTGCCAACTGCACATTACTCATGGTGCGCATTTTGGCAATAACACCGTCAAGCTTGTCCGCGAAATCAATAGATTCCTGCTTCGCCTGTTGTGCCTTTTGGTAAAAATAGAATAATGCGGCGCCAGCAATCATCGCTGCGCCTGCTGGCCCACCAATTAATGACAGGGCACCTCTCGCCAATCCGCCAATGGTAGTAGTGGCCGCCGCTGCTGCGGTCGTTGCTGCCGTAGTTGCTGCTGCCTGTGCTAATTGCGCCTCCGCAAACACGGCTGATCGTTGAATAGCAACCGACTTAGCTGTATTGAGATTTTGCAACGCGAAAGCTTCCGCGTTCGTCCCCTTGGCAACGTTGTATTCTGCTTGTGCCAGTGCAAGAGACGATAATGCTGCCTCTTTATCCAACAATGCTTTTCTTGCCGTTACCGCCGCAGCATTCGCTGCAGCCGCTGTGTCAGCAGCTACTGCAGAAGCGTGAGCCTGAGAAGCAAGCATGTCGCTAACCTTTGCCTGTGTAGCCATCGCCAAGGAGCCAACATATCGCCCGCCGAGCACGACAGCAAAAGCCGTGACCACACCAGCAGCAACATCAACATTTTCACTTAAAGAGACAACAGCATCATTGAATACCTTCAAACCTGACTGTACAGAGGTAGATTCACCGATGAATTTAGTGATGTTGTTCCCGGCGATCTGGAAGGCCTGACCCATGGTTTGGATCGTGTTGCCGAACTCTTTGGCAATCACATCCCCTTGGCTAAGCAACCCTTTCACAACAACATCGGTAGTTAGCTTGCCTTCTGCCGCCATGGCGCGGAGCTGACCTGCCGTTACGCCCAGAGAGTCAGCCAGAGCCTCTGCTAAGCGTGATCCGTTCTCTGAGATTGAGTTGAACTCTTCACCACGCAGAACACCGGAGGCGAGCGCCTGAGATAGCTGGATCATGGTTGAACTAGCTTCTTGCGTGGTCGCACCGGAGACAATCAAGCCCTTATTTATTGTCGTTGTCAGCTTTGCCAGATCTTCAGCGCTTGTTCCTGCGCTGCGCGTTGCACGCTCAAGGCGGCCATAAAGCGCAGCCGTTGATTCCAACCCGGAACGCGTTTCTTGGGATATATCAAAAACCCGCTGCGTTACATCTGCCAGCTGTTCGGTTGGTCTTACGGCGTTTACCAGCTTGTTGTTCACATCTACCCAGGCATTGGCATATTGTGCCACTTGCTGGACGGATAGAGCAGCGGACAGGCTGACGGCAACGCGCGATAAAGACGAGAAGGCCTTTTCTGTGGATCCTACTGCTTTCCCTGTAGAGTTGAAGCGCCCCTCCATTTCATCAAGCCTGGCATTTACTTGCCGCTGGCCAACCAGCAATCCTGCAACATCCATCTCAACTTGATAAAGAATTCCACCACCGCTTTGCTCTGTCATTTGCCGTTCTCCGAGCATAAAAAAACCCGCCGTAGCAGGTCATTTAACCTAAAAGTTACTTACAGAATCTGTTCCACACCGCTTTGCCATCATCGCCTGCCCGCGCTTCTAGGCGGCCTTAGCCAAGCGTCGTGCTTTCTTCTTCATGTACTCATCAGCGACAGCATCGTACTCTTCAGCGGTGAACCCTTTCTGATCTGGGTATTTAGCGTTAATCAGCAGCTGAAATTCCGTCATGGTCAGTTGCTCAGCCTCGGGGCGCGGCATGCTGAAGTGATTGCGGGCAGCGCTGATGTACTCGAATGCGCTGAACTCACTAACGAAGTTGTTTGTTTCATGCCGCTGGAGACGACGAACCTTGGCTTTTCCGATGATGCCGTGAGTGATCAGCGACTGTCCGAGGATGATAATGTCGCTCGCCGGCAAACTGCCACGACGGAACACGAACGCCCTTCTTCCTCGTTTACTTGGCCGCAACTCACCCACCAGCGCGCTGATATCGTCATCACAACAGGCCTGCATGACGATCATCCCGGCAAAGATAGCTGAGCTGCTAAACGATGGTGAGTTGATATAGGCAAGCAACCACCCTGGAATCTCGCCATACGCTGCCACAGCAGCAGAAAGCAATCTCGGCGCCTCACTGGTATGGAGTTCAGCAAAGCGCTCTACAATCTCCGCAGGAGAGCCTATACGCGACATGTTTCCGAATGATGGCCTGAAGAAGTAGTCGCGGCTGGCGTCTGATATGAGCATCTCGCCAATTTCAGTTAATGGAGTCATGGTTGCCTCGAATAATTATCATCAAGGGCGCGCAAACGCCCTTTGTGATAATCACGCGGTGACAGTTGCTGCGTATACAGCCGTAAAAGCCCCGTCGTTGGTTTTTACAGTGATGTTTGCTGTGCCTGTTGTGGCACCAGAAGGTGCTGATACGGTGACATCCAAACCGTTAGCCGTTGCAGTTGCCCGCGCCGGTACAGACGAAACCAGAGTGAATGTCTTATCCGTCGCGTTAGCAGGCGCAATGGTCACGTTAAAAGTGGTTGTCGCGCCGGCGGCGACCGTGCCGCTGGTTGGGGAAATGGTTACGCCTGTCACAGCAACATCAACCGGAGTGTCGATAACCTGGATGGTGTCGGAGTCAGCCACTTTGAACTCGGTCGAAAGCGTAACGATGTCGTTAGTACCGCCGTCAGAACTCAGCGCGGTGATAACCATGTAACCGATGAAGGTGATCGGGCCATACTCTTCACGCACCCACAAAGTGGGCTGGCGACCAGCCTGAATTTCGTCGTTGTAATACTTAACGAACTTCGCCACGCCGAACTGATCCAGCTTATCGCGCTTACGCACTTCGCCTTCAAAGCTCAGAGTAAAGTCTGAGTTAGTGACCAGGTTTTCAACATAGCCCTTGGTGTCATCCGCATCCGAAGTTACGGTATTTGGGCTGAAGTCGAAACCTTTGGAAGTACCGGCGATCAGCGACTGCCATTCGCTTTCTGCTGGCACTGTATCAGGGCAGCCCAAAGCCACCTCAAGCACAATGCCACGACCGAACAACTTGCTGTTGTCAGTGGAGCAACCTTGCATATTGCTTACCTCTTTGATTATTGATTACTCGCCGTACAGGCAAGCGAATTGCAGGCGATAGACTAATCGCCCTTCAGTTGTGGAAACTGGGGATGGGATGCCGCCGACGTTCTCAATATGGCCGATGCAGTCATTTGGCATGGGATTGTTCTGGATGTGGCTGATAACCGCCTGAACAGCATTGTCGACCTCTTCATCCTCTCCTATGGCGCCAATTACGTCGACCAGCACCAGATATTCGCTGGCCAGATCGTTGCGAACTGGGCTGCCACCGTTTGGACGAAAGACTATGAATTTATTTTCGCCTTTTCCGGTATCCCTCCAGCGCAGCATCTGCGTAATGAAGCCGGCGGTCAGTCCTGACTCGACAAAGTAATCGCGAACGCGGCGATGCATAGCTGGCGTCATAGCTGCATCTCCTTCTTGATCGCCCTGTCAATCTGCGCCTTGGTATCTTCAAATCCCTTGGTAAGGAACTCTTTTTGAGCGGTGGCGCGCCGGAATTTCTGGGTGATGTTCGGGTCATGCACGTAGATGGCGTAATTGGCCGAGTAGCCAACGCGGCCCGTAATCCGAGAGCCATTCACCGAAATATCGCGGTACTGGCTATTGATTAGCGTCGATGTGTCGATAGGGGTGTATAAAGCAGCCTGTGTCCCACCAATCAGCAGCGCTGACTGCATAGCCCTGACGACTCTCATCCCCTTGATATCGCCGATTAACCTATCAAGATTGGCCTGTGCCTCCCTGATACCTTTAACCTTCACGCCCATATCAAACTCCCGTGATAATCGCGTAGTCATCGGCGATGCGGTCGAATGTATCGGCGTACCGGATGATATGGCGAACCTCATCAGCACCATCAACCTTTTTCGGGTCTGGTTCAGATGAAGCACCAATCAGGATATAGTCCCCCTGGCGTGCATCCGTATATTCAGTCCAGTGCGTGTTTTTTACGACAAACTCAAGCCCGATATCGCCGAGCCGCGCAGTCGCATCACCGCCGTAATCGCACATGATCTGGATGGGAGCAGCGAAGACAGATTTACCGTACTCATCCACGCTAAGTTTCTTCCAGACCGTAGCAACCGCCGTATAGCTCCAGTTAGCCGCTGCACTCATGAGAGATAATCCTCATACTGGTAAGGTTCACACTCCTTACATCCAACCACTGTGAATCCCACCAGCCGCTTATCGTCACTGTAATTTGCCGCCACCCTGCCACTATTAGGGGATACCATTGCATTTAGAAAACCAACCATCCCCATGCTGATCACTCCATTGCCGTTTCTGGAGCAGACAAAAGGAACGTCAGAAGCTAAAAAGGCTTCATTGCATTCAACTCGGTGATTAACAAGGTCAGCAGCCGCTTTAGCGTCAAGCTTGAACAACCTGTTAAGCAAGTCGGCTATTTCCTTACTTTCAACCATCAGCACCCCCCATAACGAAGAAGAACCCCACGCTGTTGCCGGCACTGATTGGTAGGCTGCCGGTGCAACCGCTGGTGTCGAGTTGTGATAGCGACGTACGCAACCAGGAGATAGCATCTTCGCCATATTCGAATGATCGGCTCGCTCCTGAAGGGCCACTCTGAGATTTAAGTTTACGGGCCCCGGACGAGGCGGACATAAGAGCTACTGCATAGAGCTTGATTAACTCTTTTGTGCAGTCGTCATAGCCCGCCCCGTCCAAGCACTCATCAATGCCGTTCACGCGGCACAGAATAGGTGTCAGCAGTGCGTCTGGAATGGAGTACCCCAGCTCAGCCAGAAATGCTTTAACCTGCTCATTAGTGATTGGGGCTGCCATGATTACTTACCTTTTGCCGGTTTCAACAACTCTGCGATCTGGACGTTAGCCGCTTCCAGCTCAGCGGACAGCGCTGTATTTTTTTCAGCTAACTTGTCGCGTTCAATGATCAATTCCGCGTTGCTGTCAGTCAGCTTTTTTACATCACCGTTAGCCGCTTCCAGCTCAGCGGACAGCTTTTCCAATGCTGCATTGGGCGTTGCTACTTCAAAAGACTGATCGGCGATTGGAGTGGCTTTCCCCACCAGCCAAAGTGGCAATTTTTCACCTTCAAAAAACTCACCTTTTGCCAGCTTGTGACTATCGTGAGTAACGATCCATTTCTGGGTCATAAATCCTCCAGTTTAAGGGGCCTAGGCCCCTTCAGTTATGCTTTGGTGAGTTGGACGTAACCAGCTTGGCCGTTGGCGTCATGTTTGAACTGCGGAGCCGCCGCAGCCAGCACAGTGAAGACATAATCGTCTTCAGGGTTTTGACGAGCTTTCGGTCGCATGGTCATAGGCATGCCATTGAGGATCTGGACAACGTCGGTGCGTTTGACAACACCGAGCAGTTCGTTAGCAGGAACTTTAGAAGCAGGAACCAACGCCGCTACGCCCGGAATCTCCATGATGCGGGTGAAAATGGTTTTGGGGTAGTTGGCGGCATAATCAGTGACGGTCGTGTAGAACCAGTCTTTGTAGTTCAGGTAAATTGTGACTGGGGCGTAGAAATTATTGTCTTGCAGAAGGCCAATGAGCTCTTTAATTGCTTCCACCCACTGAGCACCTGACGCGCCATTCAAATCTAATGCAGTTGTGCCAGTGGCGCGGTTTGGAGCAGTACGCAGGCCGTAAATGCGCGCACCACCAACGTTGATATTGGCGTCGCCGTTCAGTGCCATATCTTCCAGCTTCTCAGCCACTTTGCGCTGATGGTTAGGAATAGCGTCGCTGTCCAACGAATAACCCTCGGTCTGCGCCGCCAGCATCTGACGCCAGCCAAATGACAACTCACTGTCGATGATGGGTAGTGGCGTACCTTCGTAGTCCATGACAGGCTGGTCAGTCTTGGCTTTGCCGCGCCCATCAAGGCTGATATTCACGTCACCAGAATCTGAAAGGGTCATGAAGTAGTGCACGATTTTGCCAAGCGGCATCGGGCGGGATACGCTGGAAGCCAGGTCGTTAAACACCGCCAGCACATCGCGTTGTACGGTGATAGCCGAGCGATCCCATTCGCCCCAGACGTCTTTCGGCAGTACCGATGCGTTACCAACAAGCTCATCGAAGGCGATGAGCTGTCCATTTGCGTCGTTGACCGCAAAGCCATGCTGTGTAGCCATGTTGCGTTGCATCATGTCCCAGCGGCGGCGAGCGTTAATGATCAACGCCTGCTGTTGTTTGGTGAACTTTAACATTCGTATTTTTCCTTATGCCTTGGCGTACGGAGTGGAGAGGATCACCACGTCGGCAAAACCTTCCGCCGCCAGAGTGCGCCCTGCTTTTTCGTCGAACGTTGCGACGACCTGATTACCAGTTGTGGCCGCTTTGAACACGCCGCCAGCACCAACAGTAAGCTCCTGGCCTACGGTGTATGCAGCTGCAGCAAGGCGAACGTTATATTCCTGCTCGCCTTCTACGCGGTAAGCCGCGCCAGTTTCGTTCGCTGCGTATGCAGTGGTGATTGCCTGACCAATGAAGCGACGATTGCCGAGGATCAGCCAACGGCCAGTAGTGTCGGTTGCCACTGCCAATTTCCCGGAAGAGATTTTTACGGCAACCCCCGGATTAAGCGCGGCTGCAACAGGAAGATTGATGGTTTCCGGTTCGCGTTCGACCGGCCCGCGATAGATGACGTTAGCCATTATTTTTCCTCCTTATCGATGCCAGCGTTGAGGTCGTAGTCTTTCCACTGGTCATTTTCAGCATTGACCTGCTGGAATGATGGATTCAGACCTGTGCTGGTCTGGCACTGCGCAAACATGTCATTTAGTGCGTCGCCAGTCAGTGAGTTGATAGCCGCTTCAGTCATGAATGGGAACTTGGTTTTCACCGCCTGACGCTTTGTCGTCAGGTCTTTTTCTGCATTAGCCTGCAGTTGACCTTCCAGCTTTTCGAGCTTGTCAGTCAGCGGGGTGATTGCAGCGTTCACAGCGGCGGTGATTGCGGCGGAGTTAACCTGAGAATTTGCCGGGTCGCCTTTCCCATCGCTTTTCTGCACCTGTTGGTTATAGGCGTCCCAGACTTGATCGTCGGACAGCCCATCGGTTTTAACGCCTGCGGCATTAAGCGCGGCGATCATCTTCTCTTTCATCGAGTTTGTTTCTCCATTGGTTTTTACTTCGTCGTATTCGACTTTTTTAACTACTTCGATGGGCTCTCCAATCAGCTGAGCTGCTTGTGAGTCGTCTATCAGGTATGAACGCTTGTATTTCTTCCCCTGGTCTTCATAGATGAAGTGGGAGGGATAGATGGAGTCGATCCAACACCGGTAATTCAGGTCACGGTCGACATTTAGCGCATCACTAATGCGCTGGTAGATTTCATCAAAAGACAACTGGGAATTCGGGCTGAAGAAAAACTTTGTTTTGTTCAGGATCCCCTCTTTTGTCAGATCGGTAGCGTCTGACAGGTTGACTTGTTCAATGCCAATCTTCTCACCGGCGGAGTTAACGAAAATGCCAACCCCTTCGTCTGGAGTTCCGGCCCCTGGCTCGTCCAGCAAAATAGCGGTGTGGTCGAATGCCAGATTTCGCGCTATCCAGGAGTGCCGCTTACCCTTGGATTTCCCCGCGTTTTGCTCTCGCTGCAGCAACAAACCGGTGGATACATGAATAGGCTCAACGTTATCGCCGTTGGCCATTGCATCCAGGCGGTCGATCAATCGCTTGCCTTTCTCCGTGGCACCGGCATAACGCTTGTTGATGTACACGTCCATTACAACGCGGTCACCGTCCTTGCGGACGTTTTCTTGCCATGCACCAATGTGAAATTGATTTACCGCTCGCGGATTATCGGCTGAGACGTACTCATTGCCGATCATTGGATGCCCCGCAGGCATCTTCTTCCCCTCGAGCGTTTTATAGCTTTTGTTAATTTCCGCCGCCGGATAAAGGCCACCATTCATCACGATGTCATCAACGATCGGCACAACACCGCGAATTACATAGTGTTCTTCGCCGTCGATAGTTTCGGTTGAGATGTTTGAGGCATTGATGGCGAGGGATTTAACGTGGATGCTGGATAGCTTCACGCTTAGTCCTCTGATAGATTTCAGGCAATAAAAAAAACCGCTTACGCGGCCTCTTGTTGTTCCCAGGCTTCCCGCTCTTTTGCTAATCGCTTTGCCAGTCCAATGTTAATAACGTTGTCTTTCTCATCCACAACAGCAGGGATCTGGCTGCAGTAGCAGTTAAATCGGTTACCGTCTTTCGAGTACCATTCCCGCACTTCTTCAACTGTGAACAACCTTCCATGCCGTGATGCGTGCCATGTCCGCGTTGTCGGCTTCAGTGCGGATAGGTGTAGTAGTTTGGTGCGTATCCCCACTCTGTCCTGCGCCCATGAGGTTTCGTTCCACTGAGCCTCACGCAGTGCGCCAACTTGTTCAGTCTGGGCAATAGTCTTTGCCCTGGACATTGAAACATCCAGGCGCTTACTGATGACCTTCATCGTTTCGCGAGGGTTAATGCCGCGACCTACCGCATCAGCAACAATGTTTGCCAAATCGGCGCGCGCTGCATCACTAATGCCTTTCCAGTCGCTGTACGTGGATACATACGCGGCAGCAATCTGATTCTGATAGGCTGGCGATGACAAGAGAGCGCTCAGCGTGGTTTGCGAGGCATAGACCGGAGACTGAACGGACAGGTTTGTATATGCCCCCAAAGTTCCGCGCTCATACTCTGCTGTAATGTACTGAAGCGCCCATATATCTTGCCCATTACCTGCCAACAGATAGTCATCCAGAATCGTCTGTATCACCTCCAGAAGGTCAGCTAACTGCTGAGCACTCATGTCATAGATAAACGTTCCTGCGTTGACCTGGTAAAGCGTGGCGGGCTCGTCAGCATCGCTATTAAATAACAAATGCCACGAATGGCTGTTCCCTTGCGTTTCTCGCCCCACCAGAACTCTATCTATCAGCTCTCTTAGCCGAAGCTTAATCTGGTAATAGCGTTCCTCAATGTCCCGAGCCATCTTGTTGACAGAACGATAGGACATCGTCGGATCTGCTTTATTGCGGGGTATTACAGGGCTTTTAGGTTTTTTCGCCATCAGCGAGAGGGTCAGGTCTATTTTGTTTATTGCCATCTTCTCCGCCCGAGTCAAAGTCAGGGATAGCCTGCATCTCGCCTGCAGCCCTTATTTCGTTCTCTGTTACAGCCGAACGACCGAACGCATGCTGTGTTTTAACCGCCACATCGGCTTTCTTGTCCATGTTGGCGATTTTTTCCGCCTCGCTCGGTGCCAATAGATCAGACCAACCAACTGATACTTCACCTGAGGTCGGTGCTGGCACAATGCCCAGCGTCCAGAACCGTGTAACGATGTCCGTAATAAAATCAGTGAGCGTTCCATTGCGGCGGGACATGCGAGTTTTTGCCCAGCTTTTTCCGTCCTCGGTTGAAGCTCGCTCACCGGTCTGCATGCCTACTAGTTCTTTCATCGGGATTGGTACTGTAGCGCACCACTCGCTTAGCGCTGTTCGCCACGTTGGCTCGGGATCTGAAGCGGTCACAGATAACACTTCTGCAGTACCGGCTTGCATAAAGCTGGCGCTGTCGGTGCTGTCGTTCAATCGCCTCACCTGCATGTCGAGCGCCTCAGCCAATTGGCCCTCCGGCACCCCCAGCGCTTTCGCAAGCGCGGCAAAATTTGTTTTCTCGCTGAACGAATAATTCAGTTGGCGGCTGGCGTTTTTCAGAAAGCCTTCCGACGCACCTCCGCTCACTTTCTCGATATCCAGAAGCTTGTTAAATCCGGCTTCCAGCATCGACCTACCGGAAGTCATTGACCCATCGTCAGAGCCTTCAGCAAGGATGATCACACGATCGGGGTGCACACTGATAATGCGCCCCGGGCGAGCGTCTTTATTGTTGCCCACAGATATCTCTGTGAAGGAATACATCGTCACATCGCCGAAAGTCTCGCTATCCGGATTACCATCCCATTCAATCGGCTCAATCTGCGCTTCCCATACAGGGATCAGCTTAACCAGGGCCTTATCAGCCAGGCGACCAACAACGCCCTTATCGACCGGCTCGCGCCAAGGCTTGCTGTCTTTCACCTGAATCAAGAGCGCCGAATATCGCCCCACCAGATTGCGACGATCCGCACCTTTAATTTGCTTCCAGCAGCGCCTTAGCAGCTTATTAATCTGCTTATCCCACGGCGTTTGTTTGGTGGCGTCTTTGGTTTCATCTCCTTCATATACTTCGGGGAAATCTTCCCAGCACCCATCAACCATGCGGTTGACAGATGCGCTGGCAATCGCGTTACGCGTGTATGCGCGGTAGAAATCCTCAAACGTCAACTCGACGGGATAGCCGAACTCCTGATAGAGCCGCTGGCGCTTCGTGTTACTTGTTCCGCTAAAGAGTGACGACAGATAGTTGCTCCGCTCCTTTTCCATGCTGGCATTAGAGGTGAGCTGTTGTTTCATTTCGCTTTCGTTCACGATTTCCTCCGTCAGCGCGAACGCACCAACATGCCGGTTATTTTTTGTGGTGAATGCAGTACGCGGTAACGCGTGCCATCCCAGTCATGGTCTTCCTGCTGGGTGTCTACGTCGTCAGGGTTTTTATCGTCGCGAACAAGTACCGGGATACGGCTTATCCAGCCTCTGCAGTAGTCGAAAACGTAGAAGGCCGGCTTCTCAGGCATTCCTGATTCCAGCCTCTTACCTTCGATTACCGCTTCTAGCATGTCAGCGAAGATCGATGCGCCATTGATACGAGAGCCGGGTTTTTTGTCGGCTGCCAACCATTCCACGCCCTGATTCTCCATCTTCTGGGCGATTGATAGCTCGTTATCCCCAGTGTTGAAAATCGCACTGTCAGCCGGGCCAGGGATAACCTCACTACATATACCTGGCATGATGTGCAACTGACCCTGCGTGATGCCGTCGAGCTGAATTTCTTCTGGCTCGTCGACCTCTTCACCAACCATGCGCTTATCAATCCACGCCACGCCTTTTGCGACGTTCGTCGAAGACATATTCAGGCCTTTGTTTAACTCGTCAGGCGGACAGCCATACCATTCACCAATCAGGATTAGTGAACCGGCAGGCGGGCAGAACTGACGACCATCAGGCAAGTCAGCCGCAGTGCCGTCAGCCTGAGCCCACCAGAGATTAGAGAACGGTTTCGACTCGCCCCAGTCGTGAGATCGGTCAACCGTCCAGCTATCGGGAATGCGGAACGGCCTAATAACGTGGAGAGCTTCACTCCACAAATGGTCGAAGCGACCTCCGCTGGTGACGTCCCAAGAGCCCTCAACCCAGGCTTTACGCCGGTTCGGGTCTTTGATAGACATCAGAGTCGCGATGTACTGCGGATCAAGATAAGGGTTCTCTTTGAACGACCCGTGGATTGCGACGCGGGTAAGCGTCACATCCTCTTCTTTCTCCGTCTGCGGATTAAAGACCCGCTGAATTTCGCGAATGATGGTCCCACGCGGAGCTGGCTCTATGAAGCGCTTCTTCACCCATGTGTGGCCGATACCAAAGGGGTTAGTCGTGCTGAATGTTTCAAGAGGTATTGGCCTAAGCAGTGATCCGTTAGCGAGCGGGTAGTTCTCAGGCCTGAACGATGAGCGCCGGCAGGAGAACATCATTTCGTAGAACTCGGCGGATTGCTGCTTTGTCAGCTCGTTGAAGCCGATAAAGGGGAATTCCTGCCCGTGGTAGTCCCAGTAGTCGCTCTCTTCTTTACCGAACCGGAAGAGAAGCTCTTCACCAGTCGGCCACACCCAGCGCAATTCCGAGGCTGAAGCCAGATATCGCGCTCCATCGTTGAACAGGCGGTACATACGCTTTGACTGCGTGATGATATCGGTGAGGTTTTTATACTCGGTATCAAAAATTACGCCACGCCAGAACGAGCCATAACCCAAACCAACCAGGCGACGAAATCGGGCCAGCTGCGCTGCTGTTTTCCCAGGACCCCGCGTTCCCTCGTAGAGAATCTCGTTACATGGGCAGCTTAATGACAGAGATTGCGATCCGGGGAGGGGCTTCCATACAGCCTTGTAATTCATCCACCAAGAACCTCATTTTGTTGTTTCTGCGCAGCGGCTTCCCATTCTTCAACGTTGTCACAGGAAGGCACAGGCATAACGTTGTGAGTGGCTATAACGTTTTGTTCAACCTTCTGTTTGTTGGTATAAACGTCACCAACCTCTTTTGCAGCCTGTTCGAGAAGCTGGGCTGTCATGCCGAGGTTTTTCATGCTTTCAGCAGTGACTGACATTCGTTGCAGTACACGTAGCCGATAAGCTTTATTGGCGATCGGGATTTCTGCAATTTCTGTCAGGAAACGCTCGCGGGTTTCGTTGAACATCTCGACCCATTTTTTCGCCAGACCTTTGCCGTTCGATTTGGTTGGGTCGTGGGATTCAACCTGCTGACGAGGAATGGTGATGCCGAATTCTTTTTTGACGGCCTCCGCCACCTGAGAAGGAGTATCAAAGCACGCAAGCGATTGAACAATGAAGGCTTTAACTTCACCTTTTAAAGTCGCCATAGCTTACCTGCCCGTCATAATCAGTCATAAAATCAAGCCAGCCTCAACATGCAGTTACCGCACGCCCTGGCAATGTTTAGTTGTGCCACCTCCGCAGGCCTGTTTGCCGCATCAACCAGTTCCTGTACTTCCACGCTGGCGCCATACCGACGAACTACGCCAACAAACTCTTCAACGTCGTGGCCGCGCAACTTCAGCACCGGCTGGCCTTCCTTGTTGAATTTTGGTGCGCCGAAATCGTCTGTAGCCTGCGCGATGTGGTAAAGCTCATGCTCGACCAGGGCGCAAAACTCAGCATCAGAACACTGTGAGCAGTAGTCGGCAGCCAGCGTGATGATGAATTTCGGCACATCGCCGAACCACTCATGCATCTGCTGTTCCATCCTGGCCTTCTGCCAGCCGCCGGCGCGCATCGCTACCTCTTCAGCCTGTCCGAGCACATGGCGCCCTTTCTTCTCAAACGCGGACGATGCCCACATAAAGCGCAGATCGGCGTCTGCAAGGTGTCCGTGGTCTGGGTTAAACAGGCTGCCGGCTTCGTCGATAATTTGACGCTTCATCCACTCATGCACTTCATTTGCAGGAACCAGGCCAATGTATGGCGTTAGCTGATGGTCTTCGATAAACCGCAGCGGTGGGTATGGGCGCCTCTCATGGCTCTCATCCTGTGCTGTCTTAGCCATGATTTTCTCCCAATAAAAAACCCGCCGGAGCGGGTTCAGTCATTTCTTGCCGTTGGCATCAGCCATCTGCTGGTATCGCGGGTCGTTTGGCCCTGGGAATTTGTGGCTCTGGCTGCGGTAATGCTGCAGGCGCTCGCGGAAAAGCTCACGGAGGTGCTCAGGCTGCTCCGCCTCCACCTGCGCCGGTACGATCGGCATGTTCATGCGCTCTTTGTACGCCACACCTGACGCCGCAAGGTCTACGTTCACCTTGTCCATTTCTTCTTTTGGCAGATTGCCGAGATTGTATGACATGAAGCCCTCCTATTCGGGAGGATTATACATCATTACGCAGCAGCCTCAGAAAGCTGCTCTGTGATGAAATCTGCATCCCCCTTGTTTTGTACCCGATTTTCGATTACATTAATTGCATAGGCAACGCACTGAGGGATACAGAATGAAACTCTTTCACGGTTCTTACAGCAGTACAGCTCCAATCATCAAAATTGGAGCATATGCAATGACTGGCGATAACGTATTCGACGGAATTTTTGCCAGTGATGACGTGAAGTAGCTGGTTCTCATGGTAGCAATGTGTACGCCTATACCGTCGCTTCTATCGCCGATAGCAACATCTTGAACGAACGTATCGAAGAGGTGATCTCATTCCTCGGTGGTGAAGTTAAAGCAGACTATGACACCCTTGATGCTCTCGCCTCGGCAATCGCTGACGATGATTGCGAGTCATGGGAGCAATTCGAATCCATTCTCGCCCCTCGCTCTTGTGCTGATGCTTTCGCTGCTGTCTGCTGGGAAATGCAGCGCCTACGCGGTCGAGTTGCTGTCCACCTCGGCTATGATGCAGTGGAAATGGATGACGAGCACGGAACCTCTTACCTCATAGTCAACCCATCTATAACCGCAGAGGAGTAACCATGTCTTTACTCGATTACATAAAAGCCAACTTCAACGGGAATCAATCGGAGTTTGCGCGCTTTATGGGCGTATCTCGCCAAAAGGTTAACGGTTGGATTGCCGATGGTTGGATCGTCGATAACCACACGCTCTACAGCCCGCGCCGTACCGTGCCGGAGAATGTATCTGGCGGCGGCTCGGCAGAGGGGTGATGTGCGCATTATCGGTGGCACTCAGTGAATGCCACCTGTAATGCTATGCCTCAGTCGGGACAGTTTTAATCTTCATGCTGATGCACTTCATCATCAACCAATCCCACTTGGTTAAATAAGCGATAACCAGCACAGGAGTTGCCCAGCGGCGCAGCCTGAATTCACATACCAAATTGCATGTCATCGTTTTCTCTCCTCATCAAGGCTACGTATCGCCAGTAACTGGTTGTTCGCCTTGTCGAGCGCCGCCAGCAGCGGATCAATCCACAACACCGCCTGACAGTATGTCAGGGTGCCGGCGGCAGTGGAGCCAGCACCGGTTGCGTCAACGTCGCCGGTATTGGCTGACATTGCGCGGGAACGTAGACTGTGCGTGTAGTCGAGCAGCCCACCAACAATAGCGGCAGGCACAGCCAGATCACACGTCGGCTGTTTCTTGAGGATCGTCCGGTATTCAATTTCCTTCCCCTGTGTGGCCACGTCGGTGTTGATGCCGTACTGAGTCGCCGCGTTGCTGATTTCGTTGGCGCGCTGGAACTGAAACGCCTGTGTCGCGATTGTATTCGCCTGCAGGCTGTTATCGCTTTGAAGCTGCTTAACCTTCTCACCGGCCTTTACTGCGTTGCTGTGGAAGTGAAATGCCAGCCATGCCAGCACAATGACAATGATCAGCAGAGCGGCACCCAATGCCGTCGTTAATCGGTTCATTATTAGCCCCAGTTGCAGATCTCTCGCTCAACCTCGCGCCGGTTAATCAACCCCTTCCAGACCTTGCCACCAGCTTTATTCCAACGCCTCATTTCGTCACAGGCGCCACGACTGTCACCGGCATTAAGCTTTTTCAGTAGCGTGGATGACTCGAAGGCCTTAACGCCGACGTTGTAGCTGAAGCTGATCAGGGCTGCTTTCTGGTATTCGCTGGCTGGCACCTTCACCGAGCGCTCTACCGAACGGGCGAAAGGCTGCAGGTCTTTATCCAGCATCGCTATGCATTCCGCTTCGGTGTACGTCTTATCGGGAATAATGTCTGGCCCAGTGTGTCCATGACAGACCGTCAGCACGCCGACAACATCGCGGTAAGGCTTGTATTCGACGCCCTCAAGTGAGGGGATCAGTACCGCTGCGATCGCCATAGCGCCACCAGCAATAGCAGCGCTTAGCTTTTTCTTTAAAGAGGCTGTTATTGCCATGCTTAGTCCTCCGCCGGCGGTGGTGTGACATAACCGGCCTTGAGGGCTTTCTCATAGGCTTTTGTCTGGCGGTGTTTGAAGTAGAAGTTCATCACTGCAGTGATTGCACCAATCACAAAGCCGCCAACTACCGCAACCTGATTCCAGTCAAGGTCATGAAGCCATTGCAAAATGCTACCCCCACAAACCAGCGTCGCAGAGGTGCAGTAAGAAATGAACGTAGTGATTTTCTCCGGCATGATTTTCATACCTCCCCCTTCCGGGGCTCTTTCCCGGATTCGGGTTATGGACAGGGATCAGCCACCAGCCGTAAACGCTGCCGGTAAGAGGGTGCCGTGTGTCGTCCGTTGGCTGGGGCTGAAATGCAAAAAGGCCACCCGAAGGCAGCCTTTGAAATTTTTGAATCCACCTTAACAATCAGACGGATTTCTAGTGTTAGAAAGATAATTACCCAGTTTTCGGAAAAAGTAAATAGCTCACGATAAAATATTGCACTATTTTTTCATGCACTATGCAGTTACTCGCTGCAATACCCGCTCTGCGTGGCTCTCTTCGCTCTCCAGAGTGCGAATAAGGCCGTCATAAAATGGCTTCACGGTTTTATCCCAGGTCGCCGAGGAAATCGAGTCGGTGACCTGCTGCACTGCTGCGTAAGCGTGTGACGCTGGTATGCGCTCATAACCACGGCCTGAACAACGCTTGCAGGTTCCTCTTACCGGCACACCCTGCCTTGCTGTTTCCTTCTTATCGACTGCAGTACCTCTGCCGGAGCAATCGCGGCAGGCCGTCGAGACTTTGCCTTTCCCGTTGCAGTTTTTGCACTTAACGCGAACAACCTCTCTCAGCTCCCGGCACACCTCATACTCGGAAGGTCTGAAGCCCTCCACGCCAAACCGGATCGACGCTTTGACAAACTCTTTCGAAGGGAAAGGTGTGTGAACTTTATTCGTGAATACTTCGGACTCAATAAATCCAGTGCCAGAGCAGCAATCACAAGCAACCTCACTCGATGCGCTGCGGGAGTAGTCCAAGAAGGCGAAAACTGATAGCGCCAGAACAACGCGAACTCTTGTCTCATCCTGCAGCTTTCTCAGAGGTGCCACGCGAACTGATTCGGCCATGCCCTTCTCCGCCAGCAATGTCACCGCCTTGACCTTATCGGCATCGCTGACACCCATTTTCCCCATGAATGCAGAAAGGCCCAACTCCGCCTGCGCCTGGCACATCCCGAACGCTGCCATAACGTCAGTACCGGTCAAAGAGTCCGAAGCAGTCGCGCGTGGTGAGTCGCTAAAGGTCGGTGATTTCGGTGCAAAGTATTTCGGAATCGACTCTAATCTCATGCTATTTCCCCTATAATTATTTGGCCTACTTCGCCCCAAATCTTTGTTACTCGACCGTCCCAGATGCGGCAGTCGTCCTCAAAAATGGCATCCAACAACGCCTTTTCCAGATTGTCCTTGTCTGGCTTCTGCTGATGCGGCTTCCCGGCCATCTCAGCGCGTTTCTTCTTGCTCCAGCTATCAGGCATGGGCAAAACAAACGTCACGTGATAGCCGCTCTCAGGCAGCGAGATTCGATTCAATTTCACCTCGTCGCAAAATGCCCGATAGCGGAGAACTGGCGGGCGCTTGGCCCACCGGTCTTTTTGTGTCATGCGTGGTTTCGGGATTGGCGTGATCGGGTACGTTTTCATGCAATCGCCCCGATGCCAAAGGAGTAATCCAGGAACTCAAACAGCAATTCAACCTGGCTACCATGTTCCGCTTCCCATGCCGTCATATTCTCGTGCAGCGCGTCGTGGTGTTTACGGCACAGCGGGATGGTGAAGAAGTCGTGCGCCTTGGTTGCCATTCCGCCTTGCCCATGACCGATGATGTGGTGCGGGTCATCAGCCCGCGCGCCACATACCACACAGGGACGTGTCTTAACCCAACGGGTGTACTTGCTGTCTTCGGCGCGGGTTTTCTTCGGGAGCAGAGCAAAAGCACCTGACACTTCAGGGTCAACCTTGAAGCATTTAGCCGCGTCCTTTGCGATGAGTTCTTTAACCGACGGCAGGCAATCCATATCGGATTCCTTGCGCGTGCCGGTAATAACCTTTGGTTCCGGCCTGTCAGTCACAGTGCGCGCAACTTCTTCAGGGATCAGATCGAATACCCCGGCCAGCATCGACCACAGCAGCAGCTCAGGAATGGTTAACGGGCCTTCCGACTTCAAGCGGTGCTTTGCCGTCTCAGCTATCCAGCGCGCAGTATTACGAGCTGCAATTTTTTCCAACTTTGGCGATGAGCCGCAGCTTTGCTTGTAACACTGAGGGCAAATGCGAACTGCTGAATGCCCTACCCGCTCAGTGTCGAGAATCGTCGAAGGCCGATCGTGTTTGTTGTACTGGCACTTAGTGAACTGCGTCGCCCAGGCTTCGATCGCGTTAATCCCGCCGCAGGCGTTTATGACTCGCTCGTTCTGGAAGAAAACCTGCAGCCGCGGGTCGCTGGCGATCTCATGTTCTACCGGCGGCAGCACCCCTTCTGGCGTATCAACAAATTTACGAGGGATTGTTGAAATCATCAGACGCCCGTTCATGTGAAACGCCATCTCTTCAGTAACTGGGATCAGCACAATACCCAGATCACGCTGTACCGCTGCTTTGACTATCGCTCTCATACCTCAACGCCTCCTGTGCGGGCATACGCCTTAGCCAAAATTACCCGCCACTCACGGCGTGCGTTTTCTTCAACCTTGTAACTGAAGCCGTGCTTCTGAATATGCTGTAACGCCTGTTTCTCGGCCGGATTTTCAGGCTGCAAGCCCTCAATCAGCAGGCGATCGAACGCATCATCGAAATCAATCTCCGGCGCGTCACCGGCCACCGGATCCTGACGCTGCTGTTCGACTGCTTCGGCCAT